CAACAAGATAACGAAAGGTGGTTTACCACAAAAGACACTAAATATTGCACTTGCTGGAACTGGAGTTGGTAAGTCGTTGTTTATGTGTCATATGGCTGCATCTACACTTATGCAAGGTAAGAATGTTCTGTATATCACATTAGAGATGGCAGAAGAACGTATTGCAGAAAGAATAGATGCAAACTTAATGAACGTAACAATAGATGATTTACATACACTCCCTAAAAAGATGTTTGAAAATTATCTAACACGAATAAACAAAAAGACAAATGGAAAATTAATTGTCAAAGAATATCCAACTGCATCTGCTCATGTTGGAAACTTCAGAAGTTTAATTAAGGAACTCGCACTAAAACGTAGTTTCAAACCAGATATTATTTTTATTGACTATCTTAATATATGTGCATCATCAAGGTTTAGGGGAAATGCAAATGTCGGTTCATACTTTTATATCAAAGCGATTGCAGAAGAACTTAGAGGCCTTGCCGTTGAAACTAATGTTCCGATTATGTCAGCGACACAAACAACTAGAGGGGGGTTTGTCTCAAGCGACATTGGTTTGGAAGATACGTCAGAAAGTTTTGGTTTGCCTGCTACAGCAGACCTTATGTTTGCACTCATATCTACGGAAGAACTTGAAGACTTAAATCAGATATGTGTTAAACAGTTAAAGAATCGTTATAATGACCCTACTATGAATAAAAGATTTATATTAGGTATTGACAGAGCGAAAATGAAACTGTATGATGTAGAACAAGAAGCACAACGAGACTTAGTAGATTCTGGACAAGAAAAAGATGAAGTGGTATTCGACAATACACCATTTGCTGGAAAGACTAGCAAGTATGAAAAATTTTCGGACATTAAGGTCGAGTAGGTATAAAGTAAAATACTATCACGATATAAATGTAAACTCTAAAAAGTGGGAAGTAATAGAACTTCCTTCTAAGAAGATTATTAGGATTTACAATTTTGAGGATGATGCAGAACAACAAGCAGATGTTCTCAATACAACTAAACCATTCGGTGATTTCGGTTTTCCAAGTTTCTTAACGCATAAATAGTAAAAATATATGTAAATGGAGTAATTGGATATGAGATTATCTTTCAATGAATATCTAGATTATCTTGAAGAAGAACTACTTATTGAAGGTTCTACTGAAGCTGCAAAAGAAATGGAATTTGTTTTGGTTGATGCAGCTGGTGGTGACAGTGGAAAAAAACAATATAAAAATTTAGAACCATATGCAATTAAAAGTGGGTTTGACACTTCTTTAGATTTAGGTAAAAAAATAATTCAAGACATAGGTTTATCTGGTAAAGGTGGTTATATGGCACCTACTGGAACTATTACAACTAAGACTTGGAATAATGGTGACCCACAATGGATGGGTGGAAATAAAACCCCTAAAACAGATATTGTCCTTGGAGACAAAAAGGTTTCACTAAAAAAAGGTAGTTCACAACTTATGTCTGGTGGGCCTGCTGAATCCTTATCAACATATAGAGCGGCAGTCGAACAAACAGATAACTTCAATTTGGAAGGTCTTGCTCAAGAAATTGAAGAGGGTATTCAAAATCTTTTACCATCAACTGTAAGTGATTTTATGGGTGGTGCAGATTTGCAAAAAACTGGTGGTGCTGTATATCAAGATACTAAAAGACAAAAGGGTAAAATTGCAGATGTTGAAGCAGGAACTTTTGATAAAAATACTGTTCTTAAAAATGCAGATACCCATAATTTAAAACTAAAAAAACAATTTGCACAATTATTTGCAAACAATATAGAATTTAAAAAGAACTTTGTTTTTGAAGCTATGACAGGCAAAGTAAAGTTTGATGATGGTATTGGAGCTGCAGATTGGTTTCTAGTTGTTGATTTTGACGGTAGTTCTGAATTCCATCAAGTTACGTCTTCACAAGATTCTTATGTCGGTACTATACTCGCAAAAGTAAAACCAGATGTTAAATTTAAATCTACTGCTGTAAAAAAGAAAATAGATGGTAAAGATACTAAAACTGGTTTTTACAGATTTTGGTCTGTGGTTGGATTGGGATATACAGCCGCAGTTAAAAATATGAAAGAAGCATATGAACAGTATGAAAATGGTCAATTACTATATGAAGGTTTTTTTGACAAAGTAAAAAAAATATATAATAAATTTACTTCATTCTTATCTAATTTATTTTCTAAAATAAAAGACTTTGTAACATCATCTGTAAAAAATATGCAAGATTTTCTAGGACTAGAACCAGTAGTAAAATTTAAAAATAAAGTTGCATGGTAATGATTAATTTACTAGAAGGTAAAGAAGGTAAGAACCTACACCTAGAACATATCGAAGATGAGATATTAAACTTTGGTGTGCCTGGGGGTAGAGCTGCAATTAACTTTGTTCGTTCACTAAGAGATATGCTCTCTGGAGAAGCAAGGTCTTCAGTCAATATGACAGTCAAATGGGATGGTGCGCCTGCAATCTTTGCTGGTGAAGACCCAAGTGATGGTAAGTTCTTTGTTGCAAAGAAATCAGTATTCAATGAAAAACCATTGTTATATAAAAGTGAAAAAGAAATTACAGATGCATCTGAATTGAGTGGTACTTTAAAATCAAAGTTTACAACCTCATTCACGGAGTTTTCTAAGTTGGGAATTACTGGTGTTCTTCAAGGTGACTTAATGTTCACATCTGAAGACAAAGGTACAGAAAAGATTGATGGTAAATCATTCATAACATTCCAACCAAATACAATTGTATATGCAGTTGACCCTACATCTGATATTGGTAAAAGTATCAATAGTGCAAATGTAGGTGTTGTATGGCACACAACTTATAAAGGTTCTACATTACAAGATATGAAAGCATCATTTGGTGCAGATATTTCTGGACTTACAAAATCAACTTCAGTGTGGATGGATGATGCAACTTACAAAGATGTATCTGGTAAAGCAACTATGACTACAAAAGAAACTGCTGAGGTTACTACACATTTATCAAACTGTGGTAAAACATTCCAAAGAATTAATGCACCTCTACTCAAGAAGTTTTTGAGGTTACAAGATTCACTTACTGGTAAGTTAGTCGGTGCAAGTTATAAGACATACAACAATACAAAGGTTCGTGCTGGTCAGAATGTTACAGACCCAAAAGGACACGCAAATGGTTACATTACTCATGTAGAAAACCATTTTCAAAAAGAGATTGAGAAATTAAAGACCCAGAAATCCAAAGATGTTCTGGAAACAAAGAAGACTGAATACGTTAGAGAATTTAAAAAGATGTTACCTAATCTGCAACAAGTAACTGCATTTCAGATGCACCTTGTAAATGCAAAGATGGGGATTGTGAAAAAACTAAATAGTGTAAAAGGTTTAACAGATACCTTTATCAAGACTAGTAATGGATTTAAAGTGGTTAACCCAGAGGGTTATGTTGCAATTGATAGGGTTTCTGGTGACGCTGTAAAGTTGGTTGATAGAATGGAATTCAGTTTTAATAACTTTACTGCAATAAAGGCATGGGATAAATGAAAACTTTAAAAGAAATGTTGTGCGAGAAGGCACCAGTAAAACCTACAAAATCTCCAGTACAAAGACGGAGAGAAATGGGTAGAAGAATGAAACTTCTTGCAAAGAAATCATCTACAAAACTCAAGAAGAAAAGAGCATTACTCAAAAAGAGAGATACTGCTTCCCTCATGAAATCTGCACAAAAACAAGCAAAAATGGGTGTTATCAAAAAGGCACTGGGGCCTGATGTTAACTATAATGAACTTCCCATTAACAAAAGAATTCAAATAGACCAGAAGATTACTGCTAAGAAAGCAAAAGTTATTCAAAAAATGACTAAGAAAATTTTAAGACAATTGAAAGCAGGAGAGGGTGAGAGAGTTAAGAAAGCAAAACTCGCTCAAGCGGAGGGTTGATATGAAAACATTTTCTGAAGCAAGAGGTGACACTGCTGTATTTACATTTGGTAGATTTAATCCCCCAACAACTGGTCACGAAAAACTTATAGACGCACTTGCAAAACAACAAGGTAAAAACGCTGGTTCTTTGATGTATGTTTATCCATCTCATTCTCAAGATGCAAAAAAGAATCCACTACCACATTCAAGAAAAGTTGCATATATGAAAAAGATGTTTCGTAAGTATGCAAAAAACATTATCACAAGTAAATCAAGAAACGTATTTGAGATTGCAGTAGAACTTCATAATAAAGGACACCGAGCAGTCGTTATGGTTGTTGGTTCTGATAGAGTACAAGAGTTTGATAGATTGTTAAATGATTATAATGGTGTTGAAGGTAAACACGGTTACTATGGTTTTGACGATATCAGAGTTGTATCTGCTGGAGAGCGTGACCCAGATGCAGAAGGTGTAGAAGGAATGTCTGCATCAAAGATGAGAGCTGCAGCCGCACAAGGTGACTTTGATTCTTTTCAAATGGGATTACCTAAAAACTTTGGTGATGCAAAGAAACTATATGATGATGTTCGTAAGAATATGGGTGTAAGAGAACAGAACTGGACAGACGAAGAAATTATGAGAGATGCATATATTCGTGGTGAAGTTTGGAACGTAGGGGATGTTGTCGAAACAAAACTAGGTGAAGAAGGTACAATTGTCCGAAAAGGTACAAACTATGTCGTATTTGAGAATATGCAAAGAGTTTGGTTACACGACCTAGTACTTGATGAAAGAAACTATGCAAGTGAGTATAAAAATTACCATTCAAGTCCAGAACAGATTGCAAGACGTTCTTCTAGAAATAAAGCTCGTAGAGTTATGGGTATTAATGCAATAAAGGGTATGGACGTAGGACATAAAGATAATAATCCTATGAATAATGACCCAGACAATCTAAGGAATGAAGACCCTTCAGATAATCGTAGAGAACCAAGATTAAGAGAAGAACCTAAAAAGATTACAAAAACAAAACAAGCAAAAGGTGACGTTGCAGACGTTAAAGGAACACAACCAGCAAAGTATTATTCCAAAGATGCTGAAGGTGATGATATGTCTAAGTCTACTAAGGTTGCTCGTGCAAGACATTTTGCAAAGGGTGGTTCTAGAGATGATGCGCCTGGCGATAAAGATGCAAAGACTAAACCATCTCAGTATACTAAAAAATTTAAACAGATGTATGGTGAGAAGAGAGCAAAACAAGCAGTTTCTCAAGGTAAAGTTCAGAAACTTGTTACTGCACACGGTTTAAAATATGATGGTAAGGTATATAAAGAAATAGATATGGAGTTAGTAAAGATTGATAACTCTAGTGAAATGGTTACATTTAATATTATTCATCCAAAAGAAATATTTGGTAAGGAAGTAAAAATAGCATTTAAAGCTTTGAGAAGAGGCCCATTTATGGCAACTGATACCTCAAAGATAAATGAACAAGACGATAAAGAAAAGAAACCACAATCTGATGTGATGAAAGATAGAGAACAACTTAAAGATTTAGAATCAAAGAAAAGGATTGCAACTTTATCTGCTAAAATTGCACAAGACCAAGAAAAACTTGCAAAGTTACAGATTAGAGATAAACAAGACAAAGACAGAAAGAAAGATGAATCTGTAAACGAGAGAGAACTTACTGACGGTGAAAAAGATAAACTAAAAAAATTAGAAAAAGATATTGACAAAAAAGATTTTATTGATAGGTATGGAAAAGAAGAAGGTGAATCAATCTACTATGCAACTCTAACTAAACTTGCAAAAGGTGAAAGTATAGAGGAAAAGGATAATCCTTGTTGGGATACACACAAACAAGTTGGTATGAAAAAGAAGAATGGTAAGATGGTGCCTAACTGTGTTCCTAAAGAAGAGATAGAAGAAATTAATGTTCCAGCAATTATGAAAAGTGTTATTTCTAGAATGACACATCCAAAAGGTTATGCAAAGATGTTGCAGAAATATATTGAGATGGTAAAAGTTGGTGCTGGAAAACACGCAAATAGATTTTATGCAGCTCGTGTTGCACAATTATTTGGATTGAATTCAGTATTTCCACTTGTTGATTATATTAACAAACTTGTAAATTCTGGTAAATTACCACAAGCGTTAATGGCACAGTATGACCAAAATGAGGGTTATGAAATAGGTCATGATTTTGCACAACATACTTTTAAGATTGACCCATATTCTGCACCAGAAAATGAATCTAAGGGTTACTTCACTAGAACAAAATCACAATCAAGTAAAGGTAAAAAATTAGTATCAGTAGTTGCACCAGACATAAAAAAGAAGTTAAAAGGTATTGATTATAAAATAGAACCAGATTCAAGTGGAAATCAAATAATTCTTACTGTTGATAAATCAGATGTTGAAAAAGTAAAAAAGTTGGTAGGATTACCAAACATGGTAAAGGTTGTATCAGAGAACTATCAATTAGATGAGAAGATTGAAGGTCTTGTAAACAAGTCCAAACAAACTGGTGTTCCATATTCTATACTCAAAAAGAGTTACGATAGAGGAATGGCTGCTTGGAAAGGTGGACATAGACCAGGCGCTTCCCAACAACAATGGGCATTTGCAAGAGTGAACTCAATGTTAACTGGTGGTAAAGCAGACCCAGACCTACAGAAACAAATTAAAGATGGTGGGTACAAAAAGAAAAAGAAAGCATCCAAAGAATCTATAGAAGAATGGTATTCTGATGATGAAACTATTATGTTATATCAAGGTAGATATGGTGATGAATGGTTAAAAAAACTAAATAATACATATAAAGCGATGTTATCAAAACTAGATGAAGAACCTTGTTGTGATGATTGTGGTAACCTTTATGACCATGTAATTGAAGCAGCAGAATATCAAGGTAAGAAGGTTAAACTAAATGACCCTATTCGTACAAGTGAAAACCCTAAAAAGAAATTTAAGGTTTATGTAAAAAACGAAAAAGGTACAGTCGTAGTGGTTCGTTTCGGTGACCCAAATATGGGTATTAATCGTGATGACCCAGAAGCAAGAAAAGCATTTCGTTCAAGACACAGTTGTGATGACAACCCAGGCCCCAAATGGAAGGCAAGGTATTGGAGTTGTTACCAATGGCGTGCTGGTGCAGAAGTAGATAACTAAAGGAAAAAACAAATGATTAAACATGGACAACCAATGAGTCAGACACTTGCACAAATGCATTTGAATGAATTAAAAATGAATGACCCAAAGTTAAACAAGGTTTTTGATAAACTTAAAAAGGGTGATAAAGTTAAACTGAAGACTAGTTCTACAATTAGTCAAGGTAAAGACTTTGTTGAATACATTGTAAAATCAAAGAATGTAGTTAACAAGGGTAAAGTCGAAAAGATTACACTTGCAACTGTAGGAAATGAAAAAGCAGTTAAGAAGTTTCTTTACAGAAGAGATGGTAAAGTAACATTTGCAATCGGTGATATGGGTGCATCTATTGATGATATCAAAGAAAAGTATTCTCTAATCAATCACGAACTTATAGAAGAGATTGAACTTGATGAAGCAAAAGAACCATTTGTAGTAGTTGATACTGCTGATGGTAATAAGGTTGTTGCAACTGCATCTGATGAGAAAGGTGCAAAATCATCTATTGCAAGTGCAGAATTACCACCTATGAAAATAAAAGATAAGAAAACTTTGAAGATTGTTAAAGTGAAAAATAAACAAATGATTGGACAACCAATCAAAGAAGCTATTGACCCTGCTGATGTTGATGATGATGCGACTGACGCTGATAAGAAATCTGCTGATAAGAATATGATTATGCAGATGAGAAAAGCGATGGACGTAAAAGGTAATATGAAGATTGAATTTGGGGATGGTAAAAAAGAAAAAGTAGACCCAAAGATTCTACAATTGATGATTACTGCACACGGTAAAATCCAGAAACCAAGAGACAAAGAAAAGTTTGTTGCAATGATTAGTAAATCAAAAAGAGATATGTTGATGGTTGCAAAGAAAATTGGTTCTCTTAAAATGGGTGAAGGGATTAAACTTGATGAAGGTACTTGGAAGATGCCTGACAATCCTAAAGAGATTGCAGCTCTTAAAAAGTTAATGTCCAGACCATTACCGATTGGTAACACAGAAGACGATAAGATGTATAAAGATTCTGCAAGTGCAAAACTCTATGGTCTACTTGGAGATGATGAACTATTTGATGACCTTGGAGCATTAGAAGATAAAGGTAAAGAGAAAGCTGATGCAAGACCAGTAATTATTAAATGGTTTCAAAAGAGAGCAAAAGATAATTCCTATGATTTAGGTGATAGAACAAAAGACCTTGGTAAACAGATTGGTCTAAAAATGGAATACATTCCAGAAGGGTTCTCACCTAAAGAGATTAAAATGGCTATCGGTATTGCATCTGACCCAAGATACAAAGGTGGAAACTATACTGGTGCTTTCAAAGCAATTGAAAAAATCAAAAAAGGATTGGGTTCTCATCCACAAGTCGCCGCTGTTCTAAAAAGACAGAATGAAGACAGAGTAGAGAACTTTAATGAGAACTATAGAAAACTTGCAATGATGGGTATTGGTACTGAAACAAAGAAAGCAGCGAAGGTTGGTTTAAAAACTGATTATTACTTACCTAAAAATGGAGATAAAAGTTTTGGTAAAATTACAAGAGTTTCTTCAAATGGGTATGAAATAACAGATGAGAAAACAAAAAAAGTTTATAAGTTTAAATTTTATGACCCAAACAATGACCCAACTAGTGTCAGAGGAACAAAAGAAGAAGTTGAACTTGATGAAAAGTATGACTTGTATCATAAGTCTTTTTCAGATGCAATGCAACACGCATATGACTACGCAAAGAAGAAGTTGGGTATTACTGTAGACCCA